ATCTAGCCACTTTGGCTCATCATCCCACGGCATCCTCGTAATCTGTGGCTGCCACGACTTGCCTAGCCACAAACCACCAACGCGCGGCCTCTCATTGGCACCCATCGCGTCTACTCGAAACCGCCAATACTTCGCAGACGTTTGCGCAAACCTGTAAATGATTGCGCCCTCGTCTGTCCTTACTGGGTGGCCGTCGCTTGCGTAATTGCCCGTGTATGTCTTGCTGGGCACTGTAAACGTGAACTCCTCATACGTCCCAAAGTCAGACTCAGAGGATGCCCACAGCCGCACCGTCTCGCCTGCGAGGTTTGAGTTTCTGTCGAGCACGAGCATATCGGCTGCTCTAACCCTGTCGCACGTCACATCAAGGTCAGCGTTTACATTCGCCGCATTGGTCGTGTAATAATCCCGACTGTGCCGCCTCGCGTTAGCTATACGATGCACCTCATACCCCGCTAGTGCGGTTGTCGCTGTGAGCGCGTGATTCGGAAACTGCCGAAGGTTGTAAAAGTTCTCACTGAGTAAACAGGTCATACGCGCCTCACTCTGCGCAGCTCACGACTGCGGCCTTGCTGCACTGTGATGGTGTCCACCAGAGTCTCAAGGCCGGGGCCGTTGATGTTGACCACCACGCCACTGCCGGGATGCTCGCGCAAATCGGCCATGCTACCAACCTGACCAACCAGACCAATGCCGCTAGCCACCTTGGAAATGACACCAGCAGCTCCTCCAAAGTTAAAGAAACTAGCCACGCTTCCTAGTATGCCTGTCAGCCTGCCTAAATTACCAAGCGCGCTGCCCGTTTTCTCTAATTCCTCGCGTAAAGCCTCCTGCGCTTCTCGCCACTCGTCAGTGTGTCGTTTTGCGTCAGCGGCTACGGCCTGCCAATCGGTCGCGGTATGGTTTAAGTGATCAAGCGACGGGTTGATCTGTATCAGCTCGTTGTTGAACTCCTCCATTTCTGCGTTAATGATTTCCATTTGGCGAGCAAGTATTTCTTCGGTCGTCGCCAGACCTGTGAGCTGGTGATAATGTTCTGTCAGAAACTCGTTTGAGTGGTCTATGCTGGCAGTTAACCGCTCAATCTCAGCGTTTATGCCAGCGATGCGCGCTTTTTCTGCCTCGGCTATCCGCGCCCGTTCTGCGTCTGCCTCAGCGTTTAACACGTCTGGCGCATTTGCCAGCAGTTCACGATTTAACTGCCTGTTTGCTTGTTCTTCAAAAGCCTTGTCGCCTTTTTGGCGTGAAACCCACGTCATCTGCCCCGTTAGTGGGCTTCGCTCTAGCACTCTCTCCATCTCGTAATAACCAACTCTCACCCGCTCAATCTCTGTCGCTAGGCCGTCAAAAAACCGCATCACTAAGTCGGATTCAGCGACTCCTTTCTTTAAGGCATCAAACGAATTAGTGACCTCGGTCCTAAACGCGACAAACGCATCACCAGCGTTTCGGGTTGTCGGGCCTAACGCTTCGAGTTTTTCTTTTGCCATTTCCATCGCTTCGATGCGAAACGCTTCTTTCTTTTCTAGGTCCGTTAACTGCGCGACGGTTTTACCAAGCGCAGCGGCATATTTGATGTTGGCCTGTTCGACCGAGACGATCAGCCCGAGGTTATCAAGCACCAACCGCGACTGTCGAGCGATACCGACGTTTAGAGAGTTCAATGCGAACGCTGTGTCGAGTCCTAAAGCGCGACCAAGCTGCTGGGCGGTCTTAGCCAAGTCAGAGAACTGCTGAGCGTTGTTCGCCGAGCCAAGCGTCAGGGCCATGTTCGCCTGCGTCATCAGCTCAGTATCGGACACAAGGCCCATCGTCGCGTCGCGCATACTCTGGATTGCTGCAACGCCATCGCCTGTCGCGCGGTTGAACGCAGCTTGGATGGTCAAGGCTCGACCGCCAGCTTCGGCCATTTTCCCAAGCGCGTTAGCGGCCATCGCGATACCCGCAGCAGCCGCACCACCTAACGCGACACGACTAAACACGCGCTCCAGTTTGAGCTTGGCTTTTTCGCCGTCGCTTTGAGCTGCCTTTAGTTTGCGCTGGTATTGGCTTTTGTCTAGGTCGAGAGCGACTGTCAGGGCGGCGATTGTTGACATACCAGCCATGCTATCGGCTCCTGCTCTTGTGCTTTGCTTCTAGCTGGGCATCCAACATGGCTTCTTTCTGTATCTCGTGTTCAATCTTGTAAAAAAACATCCACTCTAACAGCTCGCGGTTGCTCATCTCAGTTTCCAACTGCCCCACCGTCATCCCAAGATCACGCGCCAGCCTCAACCGAAACTGCCGCTCAGGGCTAGACCTTAGTTTCCCTCAAGCTCTCCTGCCTCCTCTACTGTCATGGCCGACACTCGCACGGCAGCATTTACTAACGGCTCTGCCAGATGCGCTGGAATTGACGCAACGTCGTCGTCTTCCGAAAACAACAGGCCGTCTTCAACGTAACACGTCGCCCGTAGCAAGGCGGGTCTAAACGACTCGCCAGAGCGCACAGCCAGCTCAATTACATCACGGCCCCCGGCAGTGAGTCCGCGAACCGTCACGGACTCACCACCGACCTCTACCGTTTCCTCTGGAACTACTGCCCCAAACAGCATTTCTCTAGCACTCATGTGCTCTCCCCCGGTCTAGTTGTTAGGACGTGGCGCGAGCAAACCCGGTTTGCGCTACACCAGCAGCCGTTTGCGCCAAAACGAAAGTCGCAGTGCATAGCCCTTCCGAGCCCACGTCAGAACCATCAAAACGCTCGTAACTTTCGAGATTCATCGTTGCGGTAAATGACGGGTTAGCGTCAGCAACGCCGCCACTAGTCGGCTTAATGACCACCGTAAAGCCATCAGTGTCCGCTAGTAGACTGGACAGCTTCTCATCGACCTTGTCGTCGGTGAAGTCTTGTCGAAACTGTGCGGTGAGAGTTCCCGTGCGGAGTCCAGCTTCAAACGACCGGAAATTGTCACCGTGAACCGTGGCGTCTTGCTGTTCGACCTCCTCGCTGAAGGTCAGTGCTCGCAGCCAATCCGACATATCGAGCGAATCGACTACGATAGAGCAGTCTTTAATAATCATGTTGCATCTTCCAAAAGAAAGGGTATCGAGAGGTTAATCTGTATCCAGCGGGTGTCATCTTGGTTGACTTGTCGCGGCCCACTCGCAGCGAGAAACTCGACGCTTGATCCGGGCGAGGCGCGGTCAAACAGGTTGCGCGCGTTGTCTGCGTACCCGTTTAAAACGCCGTACCCGCTGCCCGGTCGGTCGAAAAATTGCAAAATCAGCACACCTGTGACGATGTTGGTGCCACTAGAACCCATAGACGATGGCGTCCCGTCGCCCCACACAATCGTGGGTCGCACCCACTCTGACGCCGGGTCGTAGTCTACACCCGGCCATGCGACGTTTGTGTTTGCACTCCAGCCGCTCGCAATCGACGTGATGTTAGACGAGAGGTGCGAGTAGATGGCCCCCGCAGCAGCCTTAACCGCACTAGCCACCGATGTCCCTCCTTCTGATGTCGCCAGCTATTCGTTTGATCGTCGGCTTCATCTCTTGCAGGACAGGCTCAACGATTCCTGCGGCAGCTTGCTGCGAATACCCTTGATCTAGTCGCTCAATGTACGGCAGGCCGTTGCTCATAAAAAAGGTGTCGCCGCTTGCGAACTTCAACGTGCGCGTTGCGGTCTGTATCTTGCCCTCCGCAAAGCCTGTGTGCTTGTGTTCTTTGTCCCACTTGGTACTAAACGAGCCTGTCGTGCTGTAGTCGGGCCTGTTGACTGATGCGTTCCAGTTGGCACGAGCACGGCCTGTGTCTACTGGCGTCATCTTCATCAGCCTCCTTGCCAACTCCAAACCAGCAGCTCTGCCTAGCTTGTTGGTTCGAGCGTCCACAATGCGGTCTGCGTTGCGCTTCATGTTGCGCGGGTCGAGCTTGCTCATCGTCGCACCTGTAGCTCGTAGAGCGCGGCTTGGTCGCCTGAGTACGTCGTGCGCACAGAGATGACGTGGAACACGTCTGACCCAATGGTGACGGTATCGTCTGCTTTCGGTTCAGTAATGCCCAGAGCTGGCACGTCTACCTTTACGTCGCCAGCTTCGACCAGCCCATTGACCTCTAATACATCAAACTCAGAGATCACCGCTGGGACAGAGCTGGTCGAAGTACTAGGCGTCGCCGTTTGGGTCGTCGGATTGAATGACCCCGCAGTGACATAGGTGATCGTGATGTCAGTGCCAAACGCAGTGCTCAACGTCTTTGCAAGCCCCCTAAAGCCTGCGTCTAGCGTAGCCATTTAATACGCTGCCCCTACACGGACAGAATTGCCTGCGGTGGTTAATACTGGCCGTAGCAGACGCTTGACTGTGGCTGGTAGCTGCCCAGCACTGAAGCGACGACTGCGTTTCATGTCCATCGAACCGACCGCTGCCTCGTCGAACTCCTCCAAGCCTGTATCCAACAGAGGTGTCTTTGAGTTGCCTCTGTCGATTTCAAACTGAAGGGCCAACTCATAACACGCATATTTGACGATGGTGGGAATCGCGTTCTCAGCGTACTCGTCGCCGTCTTCGTTGTCTGCCCAGTACCTCGGCCATTTCAAGGCCTGACCCTCAGACACCTTTAGACCTTCGTAAGTCTCTTGGTCCAGTCGGCGTGTTGCGGTGATTAACGCGCGCTCTTTCTGGTCGGTGCTACCCGACCAATCAGTGCCGCCGACACGCTCGTCAAAATAGGTGTCGGCATCACTTACAGTTGCGTAAGAGTTCGAGCTTGCTCCACCAACGGTGGCATCAATCGTAGGCATACATCTCTCCCCTGTAGAGGGGCAGGGCTGTTAAGCCCCACCCCTCCAGATCAAAGAAAACTCTTAGCGAGTCTTCAAGATTGCGCCGGGCAGCAACTTGTTGTCTGCCACAACTGTGTCCCAGTTGGTGGCTGTTGCCAGTGCTGCATCGTTCGGGTTTGCACCACCGTTGGTGATGTCCCACTCGCAACCGCGCAGACGGAGGTTGTAAGCTCCTTCGCCTTGGAAGCGGTACACGATGTTCTCTAGGCCCGTTACCAAGTCAGTAACGACTGTGGGAGGCTCAGAGATCGACACGTCAGCCGCGCCGGGGAACAGCGCAAGCGTTGAATAGGCATCTACGCCAGACGACACTCCGTCAGTCTGCACGAGCGATGCTGAGTCTGTGATCATCACAGGCCGTCCCAGCGTCGCCGCTGTGCCCTGCATGATCGACACGCCGTTGGCGCGGTACACTGCGTCGCTGATCTGATCCTTCAGCAAATCGTAGTACACTTTGGAGTGCATAACGAACGCAGTGATGTTGTGCGCTGCGTCGCCCTGCTTTGCCAGTGCGTCAACCAGACCTTCGGTCGTAATCGTAGCAGCGGTGTCGTCTTCTTCGAGGGCTGCAACGGAGTCGAGCTTGCCCTCCAGAGACATGAGAGCTGCCTCAAGCATGGCCTGCGGAACGGCTTTCGCCATCTGCTGACCAACAACAATCGAGAGCGACCCTTGGTCTTTCCCGATCTTGCGCCAACTATCTAAGGTATTGGCGACGGGGCCGACCTTGTAGTTGCGCTTGACCGAAATGAACTCGTCCGAAGTCGGAGCGAGGTCTGTTGCCGACGACACAGATGTCGTGTCGCGACGGCTCACCAGAGAGCCGATAACGTCAAAGAATGACTCACGGGCGTAGTCGCCCATGCTTTCCTCTGTGCGGAGACGGATTACGTTGCCAGAAGCGGCGTTGAACGCTTCGACATTCTGTTGGATCGTCTCGACAAAGGCACCGTGGACTTCTTCATTGTAAATGGTGAAGTCCGAAGCCTTACCTGTTGCCATGTTTTAATTCTCGCGGGTTATGCGTTAGGCAATCCCTTAAAGGCATCTAATCCGTGCTCTTGGATGTATGCCGAACGAGCCTGCCTGCCGCTGTCAGTATTTGCGTCACCCAGATCAGCTTTAGTGCGGATCTGACCAGCGCGCCCCGCGCCACCTCGTCCAGCGGAACCCCCGCCCGACGCTCCACTTGATGAAAAGCCCCAATCCCACTCCTCGCCAGCTTCGCGCATTTGCGAAACGAGGCCAGCAATGTCAGTGGACTCTCCATCAAGCCCTCTCGCCACCGCCCTCCTAGAGCCTTCTTCCGATACTATCGAAACACGCTCTAAAACGTGCGGCAGCATTGCAGTCACTCTTGCCCCAGCGTCAGCTAGTGCAGCCGTGGCCGCATCCTTCTTGATGATCTGTTCAAGTTGAGACGCCAGCAGCGCGTTGTTGCTGTCTGCGGCCTCCAACTCTTTCGCATGGCGCGCTTCCATGTCGCTTTTGAGCTTGTCCCAATCTCCAGCGGCTTTCGCCTTCTCGTCGTCAATCGTCTGACGCAACTTGCGGAGTTCTTCAAGCTCTGCCATGTCGAAATCGTCGGGGACCGTCTCCAGTTTTTTACGCAGTCGCTGGTTCTTGCCCTTCAGATCATCCAGAGTCGCTTTCAAGCCCGTGTCGTCGTAACCGTCAACGCGAATCCTGTAAACGTCCCCGTCCTGCTCATAATGCTGGTGGAGGTCTTCTTCAACTCCCTCCAGCGAATCTAGCACCGCCTTCAAAGCCATATCGTGTCGCCTCCCGCGACCGCGCCAGCCCGACGCTTACCGAAAAGAAAAAGGGGCGGTTCCCCCATACTGGAGTGAAATATCACCCGCCTGCGACCAGCACGACACCGTAGTTCTATTGTGTTGCGCGCTTTGCCCTTCTTTTGTATACTGGGTGCATGACATTCACACTGACACGGGTTGCTGACATGAGCTTGATCGAAATCGACATGGCTGACCGCGCACCAACTGAGAGACAGGTCAACTGGTTGGTCGACGTATTTATGCGCCACAGCCAGTTCGTTACTGGGCGCGAACTCTACCGCAGCACGAACGTCCCCAACTGGACGGCTCTTGCGCGTCGTGGCCTCCTCGCCGCGTTTAACCTCACTTACGAGAACGAGTTCTTCGTGCTTACCGAAGCTGGCAGGGCTTACATCGAAGCCCACCGCCCGTTCTACGTTGAGCTGCGCCGCCAACGGGCAGGTGGTGACGAGTACGCATGGGGTGGCTCTCCTGACGCCGAAGCTGTGTACGACCGCATTGTCAACGCTCGCCGCAACCGCTCAACCCCCGGAGGCTGATATGACATATCGTCGGCATCCGGCCAACACGCGAACCATCAACAGGGCGATTGCTCACCTTGGGTTAGAGATCGTGCGCGGTTATGGATATGCGTACTTTGTCAACAAAGAGGGCGATCAAATCGGCGAGTCTGTCAGCGTGGCCTATTTATCTCATCAGTCGGTGGCTGGTTGGGTTAATGATGCAATCCTAGAGCTAGAAAGACACTACGAGGTTGCATACTATCCCGACCGCATCGTCAACTAGAGCAGCCACAGTGAAAGCGCAAATCCATATCAACCAGCACGTCATCAGACGCAACGGCAAGACAGGAGAGCGCGAGCCTGTCATCACGGTGAAGACGTACAAGAGCAACGAGTACGCATCGGAGGTGGCGATCAACGGGCCAAGCCGAGTTATTTATTCGCCAGACAAGCCTCTGTCGTGTGGTGCCAAGGTTTGGATCGAAACCGAGTACGAGCACGTTTCTTTGAAGTAACAATCACACTTAATCAAGAGAGTTATTTATGTCTTTTGTTATTAGCCAGCACGACAACAAGAAGCTTGACCGGGTAGCCGACGCGGCGGCTCTGTGGGGCGCATTTTTAAGGTATTGGGACCGTGATGCGATTTATGAAAAGGTCGATTCGCTCTGTATCGCCGGAGGGTGTCAGCCAACCATCTACTTTAACCGCAGCGGGACGCGCCTTAACACCCGTGATGTGTTTTGTCGCATCGGTGAGCGCGAATTGCAGCGTTTCGTTGTTAGTCGGCTGAATGACGCATACATCTATTATGAGGAAAACTTGTCGTCAGGAAAGGTAGCTGACTGGGCGAAGCCGTTTCACCGCGTGTTTGCGCCGCGCTACGTTGCACAGGTATTGGTGCCCGAACTGTTCGCTGTAGTTGATGAAAACCTTTCCGAATTACGCTTGACCCGTGGAGGCGAATTGTGAGAAAGCACAAGGCATGGTTGGAGCAGGGCACTCAGAGGGTCAACTCTTGCAAGCCTATGAAGGACGCGACAGTAGCAAAGAAGTTACGTCAGGCATACGCTAGCAAGGCAGAGCGCAGACTCACGAAGGATGAGTTTGGCACGGTTCGCCTTGCTGCTCCCACCGACGCACAATTACGCAAAGCAAATCTTTTGTGATTTACCCCTTGCGCGCTTGTCGGGTTTGTATACATTCCCTATATGAACAATCACTCACACGACACGAAGGAAAGCAAGATGAGCACCACCTACCACGCCACAAACGAAAACAACGAAACAGTCAGCTTTGAACTTGATACGTCTTTCTTTGATGACGCACAGTTTGAGAGGGACAGAAAAGAAGCGATGTCCCGATTCTTGTTTTACGGCGATGGTTACGTGCCAGTAAGGCCCACAGTCTTCTACAAAGAGGCGGCCATTGAAGCGCATCGCTTAATAGGTGGCAAGTTTCTTGAGATTCAAGCCGACGTTGATGGATTGGCAAGCGAGATTTACGCCGTGGAGGGGCACCCATTTCGCCGCCGCCCACGACCGTTTGACCGCATTTCGATGGGCGTTATGGGCCGCGCGCTGCTGGGCGAGCGTTACTCCAGAGATTACGGGCTGTGCAACTGTGCTGCCTAGCGATATTCACTAATCACAAAAGCCCCTCACCGCTTCGGCGGTGGGGGGTTTTTTAGTCGTTGCAGATCACCTCAGACTCACGACTCGCCAATGCCTCGCATAAGCGGTCCAGCCTCTCGTTCATGGCTTGCAGAGCGTCGTCAAACTCGTCGTGCTGGCTGCTGCGCCTGTCGATGTAAATCTGTTGCCGACGAGTCAGTGTTTCGATGTCGGTCTGCTGGCTGACGCTCCTGCTCTCCAGTGCCCCAAACCGCCGATCAACGAACACGGCAAACATCATCAAGCTGACCACTGCGCCGACCGTGAGCTTGACGCCTGTAGCCTTTGAGAAGGTCACGTCGTTCACTCTCGCCTCGCTCGCAGTTCCTCTACCTGTGACTCAAGCTCTGAGATGCGTTCGGCGTACCACTGGAGCGTCAACTCTTGCTGCTGGTCAAACGGTGCGCTGCCCGACTCCACCTCCTCTACCAGCTTCTCTAGCTGCGTCTCTAGGTGCCCGAGCAGCATGAACTGCTCTGCGTCGGCAGGCAGCGATCCCAGCTCTCCTCTGGGCCATCGCACCCGAAACTCAGAGTTCAGCTCTGTCTCTTGCCCCATGATGAGCAACTGCGTCTCTATGTTGTTGAGACGCTCCACGACGCCGAAGTACGCCCACACGCCGACAGCAACCCCTGCCACGATAGACAGGAGGTTGCGCAAGGGCATGGTTAGCTCTGTGTCGTCGTTTAACCGCGCTGGCATCAGTCGGCCTTGCTAGGTGCCCACTTCTCTATGCCGCTAATTGAAAAGCAACCCAGCGTGATAATCAGAAAGCTGTTGTAGATAAACTCTTGTATCTGAAGCTCCATGCCCCAGACTCCTGTTGTGACATCCACAATCGCCGTCAATACCATCATCAGAAACGAGATGGCACCGATCACCGTCTTCTCGTTCCAGTCGTTGTCGTCCTTAAAGATGCTGACAAATCTACTCATCTGTCTCGTCGTCCTGCTTTGTAGTTATGACTAAGAGATGCAGGTCTTGCCCCACCAGCGACTCCATGTACTGGTCGTGCGCTTTTCGGGAACTCCACACTGCAAGCTCGTTGTCTTTACGCCCCCTGCCTGTACCGGGTGCGATGCACCCCTCTAGCTGGTGCGGGTAGTTAGCGGCGTGAACCAAGATCCGATCTCTGCCCTCTACCTGCACCTCAAAAGTCTCGTAGTCGCCTCGGTAGTAGTAATCCCTGACGCACTCGTATGTGCCGTCGGGGATCTTCTTCTCTGCGTTCTCTAGCGTGTACCACTGTAGTCCCTCGCCGTCCGTCATTACACCCCAGACGCCTTGCCCTTCTTCTAGCTCTCTCTCTAGCCTGTACGTCTTCAGCGTTGACACTCTACCCTCTGGCCTCCTGTTGCTGTGCCACCAACGCGAGCACAACGCGCGGCTTGCCTGTGCCCACTCGGTCGCGGATTAGCTGTGCGTACCCCGCCACGGTTGGCTGCTCTATGCCCATCTCTTTGGCCGCCTGTGCGTAGGTCATGCCCTGTGCCCCCACCAGATTCACCACTTGCCGCTCACGCATCGACAGGTGGATCTCCTTTGGTAATACCTGACCGCAAGTCGGACAGCAACCTCTCGACTTCTTCGTAGGCAGCCGCTGGCTCGAATACGCGCTCTTGCCAGAGTCGTAGCTCCAGCTTTTGACCGCTTGCCCACGCTTCTGCTTCGCTGACGCCCTGCGACCGCAATCCTTCGACGTATGCTCCCACCACGCGCCCGATATCCCGACCGCGAGCTTGCATCTGCTCTGCCCAGTGGAGGTCGTTAGCGTCGCACACGTCTGCTCGTCACTCATCGGCTTTTTCTGGCCTTAGCTTCCACCGTATCCCGCCATCACCCTTGTACGGCTTAGAATGTGACTCAAGACCCAACTGTAATGCATCTGGTATGCCTTCGGGGTACGCCTTGCACGTCATGTTCGGGCCGTCGCTCAAATGGGCGCACGTCCAACACTGCATCCAAGTCTGCTTCTCGGGGGTTTCGGTCATTTTGAAATCCTTACAAGTGTGGCGTTGTCTACACTTGCCACAAATTTGAGCGCATCATCGAAATACTCAACAACATACTTAGGCAGGGGCAGCTTAAGTTGGTATGCCGACAATAGCTCTGCCCACCCTTCTGCTACTTTTGTCTTGCCGTAATTAGTCATTACTGGCCGCCCTTTGTGTATGTCGGTGACAGCTTTTTTGTATATCGTTTTAAATCTTTTCTGTAACGCCCTCGCTGTTTTTTGCTGGCTGGCGGTGGCTCCTAACAAGGCGAGCGGGTTGCGGTCTTTGTAAGTCCCATCCCAACGACCGCCAGCTATCTTAGCTAGTTTGTAGTCTATCAAATGGCCTGTCTCGTGCCACAGCACCGCTTCAGCCATTTTATCGCGCGGCACCCGTGCTGCAATTATGTAATTGGGTTGCTTCTCGTTTATAAGATCCCACTGCGCCTCCATTCTTGCCGTTTTTTGACCAGTCGCCCCAACAAACAAGGTGTTGCTCTGGTCGCCCGTCGCCATCATAAAAGGGTCTTTGCCTTTTTTTGTGGCATATGGCTTAATGCTTCCCACTGGCAACACCCACCCTCTGCGGTCGGCGGCATCAAGAACGGTGTTAATCTCTCTTGCTACAACAGGCTCAATGTCTTTAAATGACACCTGTGCGCCCTTAAACCTCTCAACAGCCCAATCTTCTTGCGCCTGCATTGTTAGGGTGGTCGGCACTGCGGTCGCAGCGGTCTGTGCTGCGACAGGCAAGTCTGGCAACTCAGCCAGCGTAAGCACTCGGTTGTCCTTGCCGATCATGTCTCGAAATGTGATCTGGCCGTTTCTGAATAGCTGCGCTCGCGTCACGCCGATGATGCTGTTCTGCATCTGGGCTGACTGGTTGCCGAACCACTGCTCGTAAGTCGTCGAGCTGGGCACCTGCCCACCCATACTGGCGCGTGTGCCCTCGTCTGGTGGTGTGATCCCCAACCCCTCCCAATCGACTGCTGGCACCAAGACGCTGCGACAGTTGTAGTGCAAGGGCGGCACTTGCTTTCTCGGGTCGTCTACCGCCCAGACCGTGCCATCCCACCGCGCGCAGATTTCGGTGGTGCGGCTGTCGAGCGTGGCCGTGAACTCCACGCCCTTGAGCACGTCGGCGTTTTCTTCGTACACAGCTAGGTGCCCACGATTTGCGACGTGCGTGATCGCTGTTCTGGCGATGCCTTCGGCCTGCTTGGTGCTCGTGGCTAGTACACCGCCCGTGAATCGTCCACCGCCTGCTGATCGCCCTCTAATGCGTCTCACGATGTCGCCGAGTGTTTCAGACTGTGCCATGCCAAGCTGGAGCTGCTGGCGCACAGCGTTAACCGTCGCGGCCTCGTGTCGCTTTACCCACATCTTGAGCGTGTCGCCGTCGAACGGGTCTGTCTTCATGATGTTGCGAAAGTACGAGACGCCCAAGCCTGCGGTGGTTGACACTCTGACAGAGCCAATCGTGCGCTGTAGCGAGTTGGTGGCCCACGCAGCCTGCTGCGCGCCAATACGCGCTGTCGTGTCTTCGAGCACCCGTCTGATCTGCGGATACCTCTCAGCGTTCAAGCTGTTAATCTCTTTAAGCACCTTCTCCACGCGCGCCCGTCTGTACCTGTCGCGCGCGACTGACGTGGGGTCGAGCTTTGCGATTGCTGCCACATAGTCATCAATCAACCCGCGCACCTCCGAGCGCATCTCTCGCGCTAGGCCGTTTGATAGCCGCCTGAGTGTTACAAGGTTCTGAAGGGCTATGGCGGTCGGATCGTTAGCCATGCCCCCTCCACACTCTTTGACTCAAGCTAAACAGCACGTTGAGCGTGATTAGCCATGCCACCAACGGCCACGCAACCACCATCACGGTCTGTGCCAAGTGCTCTGCGTTCCTGCGACCGACTGCTGCCGTGGCCGCCACAGCGATATACGCTGGCACCATGCCGAGCAGATACAAAGCTAGACTCATAGCCATCCTGTAAAGCACCTTGTCAGGTCGCAGACTGCACCCTCGTTCGCGTAATGGTAGCGGGTTCGGAACGTCTCTCGAAACGGCCCCTCTGGTATAAACTCCAACGCTTCGAGAAACACGTCTCGGCTTTGCTCTTGGTGCAAGTGCAGCAGCTCATGCACAACGACGCGCTCCACGTCGTCGTCGCCTAGCGCGTCGGCGATCTGCGGCCCAAACGTGAGCACTGCGTCTCTGTACTCAGGCTTACCGATGATCGTGGCAATGTGCTTTAGCTCCGAG